TTGGTCAACCCCTGAAGATACTGTTTATCCTGACCTTTAAAGATGATTCCGGTCTGAGATGAAAGCCTATTAACCTCATTCAGAAACTTATCCGGGCTACCGCCTGACTTTTCATAAGCCTTCCCAATTACTGCGGAACGCGCAGCATTGCGGCCGCGCTGGTCAAGTGCTGAATAAAGCTGCTTTACTTCACTTGGCTTGCTACTGAAAAGAAGGTTATTGGCAACCTCTGGTGTGAGATCGCCTTTCTGGAGTATGGTCTTAAGGCGGGTGTTTTTGATTAAGTTAGCTTCATTAGCGTATGCGGCATTTGCCTGACGATATCGATTGGCGGCCTGGTCTCCCAGGCTACCCTTAACCGCATCGTCAATATCCTGGCTAAGCGCAGAGTAAACCCGATTGGCAGACGCCTCGGATCGGCTGGGCCATATCACCCTTTCACCTTTAACATCCTGCCTGAACTGCGTGCGCAGACTTCTCAGTTGCTCAAAATCAGCCCCATTAGCCAGCTCATTCCGATATGCCTGCAGCTTACCTATTGTTTGAGTATCAGCAACCTGACCAAGCTTACCTAACTTAGCGATTTCATCATCTATTGCAGAGACAGCCTTTGTCGCCGTCAATGATCCCAATGAATTCATGTCATTGTTAATCTGCTGCAAACGCTGCCCTGCTGCATTTTTAACACGACTGTTAGTTCGCTGCAGGCTTTGGACGATCTCCTCTGGTGCTGGAGGGGCAAAGGTGTTGGCATAATCTGAAACCAGCTGACTCCGTGCCGCCTGCTGCTCCCTTCGCACTGCACCAGTACCCGTTACCGGAATCTTTTCTCCAAGCGCTTGCGCTGACCTCCCTGCAAATGTTCCCGGCTTTGCTACATCAGAAGTAAGAAGAGGAATACCAGACTGCTCAGCGAAATCAACAGCAGCCTGAGCCTCTGGTGCAGCAGTTCCCTTAAGTGCTCTGTATCCTGCTCCTACCAGATTGGTTAGGCCTCTGGTGGCGGCACCTATACCTGTATTAATGGCAGCGTCCTGAGCCAATTGACCAGCATCATTCTGGCTGCTGTTAGAGGCTAGCGTCCCAACCGAACTTTCAGCTGCCGATCGCGCAACAGCTCCAGCAGCTCTTTCTGCTAAACCAGCCGCTGCTGGCGCAGCTCTACTGGCTGGGTTGATGAGGTATGGAAGCGCCTCTGCGGCAATCTCACCAGCCTGAGTTTGTGGCTTTAAAGCATCCGGAAGAGAAAGACGAGCCGCAGGCGTATAGGTGCCATCTCCAATGCCGATCTTATTCCCTGCCCAAGCAGCAGCGCTCTGAATAGCATCACCAACCTCTGGAATGATATTGGCAACATTTACGCCTGCCTGAGCGATTGCCCGCCCAGCCTCCGCCACACCCTGCGCAGCATCGCTTACCAAGCCTGGTTGTTCGGACTGCTGTGGCGGCTGAGCAGAAAAATACTCATCAATGGCAGTGCCGATATCTTCCTGGCTCGTGCCTTCTGGGAAGGTGAACGTTTTGCCATTAGCTGATACTTTCATCACTCCACCTTAAACTTGATCCCGGATTTTGAGGTATATGTTCCGCCGGCACTTGCTGGGGATTGTGTTGAATTAGTCGATGCTGAAGGAGATACAGTTGATGTGGCTTCAATAGGATTCTGCGCCATATACCGCTTAGCTGCCTGCCCAAGAGACTCACCCTTGTTTACGTCCATGCCAAGAATTTGCCCACCGTTACGTGACTGCCCGGGATTGCCATTGGCGCTCATCCATTCAGCTTTGAACTCGTTAAACTGAGCATTCCTGCGTTCCATATTCGCCATGGAATTAAGCCATTTAGCTACAATTTTCGGGTTATCCATATCTGTGGGAGCCCCCTGACGCACGATCTCGACATCTCGATCCGTCGCCGGTCCCGGTGGTAGGAACTTCAAAACCTGAGAGTTTATTAAGGCATTCTGTCTGATTCGCAAATCTCTCAGCGCGGTATCGCTGCCGGTGATGCGAGCAAACATGTTATTGGCGTTGCCAAAAATACCTGTGGTTGGATTTTCTTTCAGGAACTGATCAGCAAGAGATGCCATGGAGTTAGCGGAATTGGTGCTCGCAGTAGAGTCATCAACCGCTTGGGAAATTCCTTTCTCCATGTTTACCGATAATTTAGGAGCTCCAGTAATTAGTTCCTGTTTCTTTTCATCCGCCTGTTGCTGCTTGAATGCAAACTCCTGCTGATCAAGAGCAAGGCGCTGAGATGCAAGATTGTGCCCAGTCATAGCAGAGCCATAAGACATGTTCTGCCCTCTCTGGGCAGTTGCCGCGCTAATGTCCTGACCACGCCGCGCCGTCTCTGCTGTCATATCCTGACCACGAGCCGTAAGCGCATTCTTCTGCTGGTCGTTCTGCACTGCAAACTGGTCTTTAGCGCTTAGCGCTCCGAGCTTCACGGACCCAAGAAAGTTATTAAATTGCCCAGGGTCATTCACATAAAGCTGCATTAGCTGCTGCGGAGTCAGGCCTTTCTGCTGGATTGTGCCTGCATGCTTGACGATCGCCTGCGCAACCGCCTCAGGACCAACCTGCGCCGCTGTTTGCAAATCTCCCGTAGCAGAGCTCACAGCTGCAACATCCTGCGCACTGCGGAACTGCAGCTGGTCTTTAATGGCTCCAACCTGAGTCGGGTATTTTACCGCCAGTTGCTGAAGCTTTTGCGGGTCGTTTATTGCGCCCGGCAGCTCAGCCTGAAACGATCGCATTTGCTGCATTTGCTGCTGTTGCGCTGCTGCTTGTGCTCGCTGCTGCTGAAGCTGAGCAATGCCAAGTTGGTTCTGCGTTTCCTGAAGCGCTTCCCGACGGAAATCCGGAATCATGTCGTAATAGTTAATCGGCGCACCAAGCCCGCTGATACCTCCGAATTGAGCCATTAGAATGCTCCTCCCATCATGCCGCCGAACATGCCGGTAAACTGGTTAACGTCCTGTGCAGCACCATTGGTGATGCTTGAGTTTGCGCTCGCTGCCACTTGATATGGTAAAGCAGCCATTCCCGCTTTAATTTGTCCTTTCTGCTGCTCCATCGCAGACAGCGCGCTCGCGTTGCCAGTGGCGAAGTTGCCCAGCGCATTGGCAGAATTCAGGCCCATTGATGACAACCCCATCAGCTGGTTATACATATTCTGCTGCTGGTCGGTCATGGCGCTAAGATAGTTTTGCCCAAGTGTTGGAGCAATCGCACCCAGCTGGTTAGACTGCACCGTGCTCCCAAGTCCACCGGTAGCCTCTGAAGCCGCCAGTGACTGGTAGCGGGCCTGATTGGCAAGCTGCTGATACTCCGGGCTGACAAAGTAATCGCTAAGCAACTGGTTTCTGTCGATCGGCTGACCAGCAATAGCCTGTAATCCTTCCAGGCCGGACTGCCCAGCCTCCTCGTATGGAGAAAGCCAGTTGACGGCGTCGTTGTAACCTTCCCTCTGGCGAGCCATTGCCTCATCTTGCGCTTTAGCCTGCTGCTTACCAGCCTTCCTTGCTCCAATACCACCAATGACGCTACTTACTGCCGCGCCTGAACCGCTGATCGCACCGCCCATAAAATTCTCCCGGCTCGCGCCACATAATAAAAAAGGGAGCCAGGCTCCCGTTGATTGTTTTAAGCGTCTGCGTTGTTTTTTCTCTGAAGCCCATGCGCGAGGCGTAGTTGCAAACCTTTGGCCTGTCAGGAAGGATGATAGCCCGCAACTTGTTATGCCCTACCAGTTTCAGCATCTCAGCACCGGCGCGGCGACACTCACGCTGGCGAATCTCATCCATCGCCATGTGCACATCAAAGAAGCCATCCTGCGCCACGAAAGCGAACACGCATGCATCATCCCAAAGGAAGTATTCCGCGCCGGGGTCCATCCAGTCCGTGACGCCCCATTTGCGCATATAATCAACGCCAAGCTCAGCTGTTAATGTTTCCATCAGCCTATTATCCCATGCGCGCGCAGAGCATCTTCCAGCGCTTTAATTCTTCGCCGCGCGGTTTGTATCTGCGTAGCAAGAGCCTGACTTTCAGCTTGTACATAAGTTGAGCTGATGCTCTGAATTAGGTCGGCATTAAAACTGGCGTAATAACCAGTTCCAGAAAGCGCTGTAAATCCTGTCACGCGTGCGCCTAAAACCTGTGTGCCACCGACGGAGTACGATGTAGTTACGTTAAGAGGGGAATCCAGTGTTTGCTGCGTGGTGGCGCTCTTTGAAACGTAGTCATTCTGAATGTTGCCGATCGCTAACTCTGTAGCATCAACACGACCATCAAGCGCATTGATATCAGCTTCGTTTTGCGTAATTCTCTGCTCGATCCCATCAAGCTGCTCGTCCTGCTCATCATTCTTCACCTGAGCATCATAGGCGCCAGCCGCTGCCTGATTAGCTTTAGCCGCCACGCTGTCATTACTCTGGCTTTGCTGAAGCAGGTAAAGCGAGAATGCCTGGCTAAAACCTACAGGCATAACGGTTGCATCAAGACGTGATGCCTGAAACGTCACAGGAACGAGCAAGTCTTCATTAGCCATCACTCAACCCTTACTGATGCGCCAGAGAGCGTTACCGGCGATTTGGTTATGATCCGTACTTTGAAGCCGAGATTCTTCCTGATGCGCCCAATCCGACGCCAAAGCACGCGCCTGTCATAAACAAACGGGGCATTGGCTTCAACAAGCTGCTCTTTTCCGTAAATCACGCCATCGGCTGTTGCTGAAAGGAATAAACGGTGAGCAATCTGCGCCACGCCCGTTGCCGACTCCAGCTCGAAATCAAATATTCGCGCGTTGTCAGCCTTGAACATGGGCGTGTAGAGAAGGTGCTCGGTCGGATTGTCATACTGAGACGACATCTCGAATGCCAGAACGCCTGTAACCGCATCCTGCTTGTCACCCACACCAATCTCGTTGCCTTCGTACATGTAATCGATAGCGCGATGAACATCATCACCAATGCCGCTTTTGAGCAGAGTCCACTGAGGGCCGCTCTGTGATGCGGCGCCGTCGTAGCAAAGCACGTGACGAGGCAGATGAAGCAGCAGGAGCTCATGCGAGTCAAAGCGGACCGTTTCAAGCACGCCGGTTGATAACTCATCTGCGGTGTAACTGCGCAGCGTCTTCTCTACCAGAGCGGTGGCGATCGTATCTACCCGACCCGAGTTGATAACGTAAATCGACGGCGAGCCGTTTGCCGGATGGCTGATGAAGGCAAAGCTGTCGGCAAAGTGCGTTTTGCAGTGCGTGCCGGCGATGCCCTTTGTCACCATCAGTGACGGCTGAGAAATGTAGATTGGCGCATTGACGTCTGACGATCCGGTCAGAGAGAAATACTCAATCGTGGTGCTGCCAAAGCAGACAATGAAGTCACGCCAAGCCTCAATGCCGATTATGCCGTCAGGCTGTGATTCAGCCCGATACAGCGCTCGATAGCGGTCAGGGTGTGATTCGTCTTCAAGGTCGGTAACGCCAAAGGTATCTGACCTGTCTTTAGCCCAGGCAAATCGACCGCGGGCGCGGCAAATGTCCCTGACCGACCCAATGTCGTACTGAGCGTAACCCGTTGCGCCATCCCAGTTAGTGAGAAATTTAACGCCGCCGTCATACCGGAATATCTTCATGCTGCCGATAGAGCAAACAGCCTGGCTGATATCACTGTATGCGAGGCTGACGCGCTCCTCTCCGTCAACATCACCAATGTATCGGCCCGACAGGTAGATAGCCTTTCCAAGTACGCGATAGACACCGTTCTGCGCAGAATTGAACTGCACGCCGCGCGATGTGCCATTCACATCAAGGCTTTTTGTCAGGCCGGGGAAGGAGCGCATATACCCGCTGGAACCAAGTACCTCTTTTGGCGTTGCCAGCATGTTTGTTGGAAGGAGATCGAGATAGTCGGCGTTACGGTAATCTTTACCCAGCCCCTTCATCAGGGGGAGTTGAGTCGTTGGCATCTGGATTCGCTCCGGGGTAGTAATGCCATTCGTTCAGATTGGCGAAGCTGTTGCCGCTGCCGGTTGGCATGCGTGAAGGGTATGGCGCACGCCTGGAGCGACTGAGAACAGTCTTTTTCTGCAATAGCTCCTTACCGTATCGCGCTGTATTTACGACCTTCATGGAAGGTTCTACGGCGTAGTCTGGCGCAATGCGAACGGCAAGATTGTGCACAACTGCGCTTACTGAGCTGGAGCGCATGCCGTGATCGTCGCCCTCGGCTGGCGGGTTGTCGGAGTTAGTGAACTCATAGCCAGTGATGATGCCTTTGCCGTCCTGATACCACTCCGACATCATGTTTTCGAGGTCTTCAACGGCGTCCTGCATGGATTGCGGCTCAACGTCGGTTAGGGTGGCGTCTGACGCCAACCCCAGTCTACGTAAAGCGGCACGGACGATATCGCCCTTAGTCGCTGTCACCATCATTTTCTGCCTTAGGCTTGCGGCCACGCTTCGGCTTGTCTTCGTCGGTGAGCTTTGCCGGGTCTTCCAGCCAGCCATCCTTAAGGTACTCAGCTACATCTTCCTGCTCGACCACCTTAACGTGCGCTTTTTTACCCCACACATTGTGCTCACCGCCCGACTTATAAATCGTCGTTTTCATCACACTCTCCATTAAAAATGGGGCCGAAGCCCCATCACTTAAGCCTGACCAGCCAGACCCACGCCGATCGCTTCCGGACGCGTCGCGTTCACGCCATACCACAGCGCAATACGGCACAGGCCAGACAGGGTGTTGATATCGCCCTGCGTCGCGAAGATGCCATTCAGGCCAACATCCGGGATGCTGAAGGATGTGGTCTTCATGCCTGCGAACAGCTCATGGTTAACCGGGATCGGCTGAGAGACGATGCGGATTGCATCATCTGCCCAGAACACGTTGGAGCGTGCAGAGGTGGTGTTCAGCACATTCACAGCCATGTTGTTAGCCAGACCGGTGTTAACGTTGGAGTAAGCACGCTGCTCCGGTGACAGGGTGGTGTCATCCAGTGCGATAGGCTTCGGCGTAATCTCGATGTGGGTGCCATCAACGACACGCACGACGGAGAAGGTCGCATCCTGCGCCAGCACGTTCTTAGCCATCTGGCCGAGGAACTTAACGCCAGCAAAGCTAATTTTGTCGCCGCGCTTCAGACCGGTGGTTGCCGACAGGGTAACGGTGGCGAAGCGGTTATCGACGTTCACCTTGTTGTTGTCGTTATCCAGGCGCCATGATTCAGGCTTGAATGACTGCGCACCTGCAACGGTCAGTCCGGTAGCGGTTGAAGCATTCAGCACTGGCAGCTTAGGCGAGCGCAGAACATCGTCGAAGCCTGCAACCTGACGCTGGATGCTACCTTCGCGGTATGCATCTTCCGGAATGCGGCCGTAGATATCACGACTCACCAGGTTGTAACCGGCGCGTTTGTAGTCCTGCGGGTTGAAGAAGTAAGACGTACCCTGGTCGCGATTCAGCTCGCGAGAGAACATCAGCTCTTCAGCGTCAGCCACAAAGTTCCAGCCGTCAGCGCTGTTCTGGTCAATCTGGTCCGGAGAGGTGATAACCAGCGAGCCCATCTCAGCCGCCATGTTGGCAACCTTCAGCTCGACGTTGTTCGCCAGCTTGCGGGCCGCTGACTGGATGCGGTGACGGTACGCTGTTTCATCGCGCAGATCGTCAGCACGCAACTGGAAGAAGTCGTTATCCGGCTCGCCCATGTTTACGGCAACGTTCAGCTCCAGAATGCCGGTGGAGTCACCGGTCAAATCCCAGCCTTCCTGCGTTGGTGATTCTTGCTCAACAGGCATCCAGATGGTGTTGCTGGAGCGCTGCATGGTTCCCGCCGGCGGCGTGTACTTCTTCGCCTTCTGCGCCATCGGGGTGATGCTGGAGATAGTTTCGATAATCTCATCTACCGCCAGCGTAACAATTTGACCTTCGTTCAAAGCCATTATCGGATTCCTTTAAGTTTTGCCTTCAGTTTGCGGTAGGTCTCGACATCGCCCTTGCTTGATGCTGCTTCCATCTGCTTGCGAATAGCGTCTTTGTTAGCCGACGTTACATCGCCAGTGATGGGCTGATCTGCAGGTGGCGCTGCTGAAACCTGTTTTCCGCGAGGCTTGAGAGTTAAACGGTCTGACAGGCGAGTCAGTTCGATGAGCGCCTGCTGGGGATTCATGCTCAGAATCTGTCGGGTTTTCTCTGGGTTTTTACCTAGGTGGTAGATGATCGCCGCCGACTTCTCAGGGAAGAGGTTCATAATCTCAACGTCAGTGCCGGGTTTAACCAGCGCGTTGAATGATTCTTCTGCTTCCTGATAGTCGCTGAGATTCAGCTTTTCTGCGGCGTCATAGTGCTTACGCGCCGCCTCGACATACTGAGTGGAGTTGCGGGTGTAATCCTGTGTCTTTCGGCCCTGCTCCGCTACAGCATTACTGCGTGCGTCCATTGCCTTAAGCTGCCATTCAGTGTTGGCTGAGTTGAAAGCAGCCAGAGCGCGATTGGTGTCGTAGTCATACTTTGCAAGCGCATCGTCTGACAGGAACTCATTAACGTCCGGCTGCTTTGGTAGGTCAGGATTAACCCGCAGGTTTTCCGGAAGCTCACCACGTTGCACGGCTTCCACCTGCTGCTCCAGCTCGCGCTGACGCTTACGAGCGATGCGGCGTGCGGCAAACTTAGCGTTGGTTCCATGGTCCTGCTTCTGTGTGTTCTCATCGTCGTTCAGGACAATGTCAAAGCCTTCATCCTGCCCACCGTCATCACTGGCATGTGACAACGTATCGACTGCGGATGCCGCCGCTGGATCGACGTGCAGGTTTTGGCCTTCAGAGCCCTGAATTTCGGTGGTATCGGTCATGTTTAATCTCTCTTATTGAGGAATCTCGGCAGCTCCGCCGGAAGGGATGTTTTGTCTCTGCGATTGCAGGATGTTAGCGACGTCCATCCGCTGCTTATGCTGCTGCCCGGCCCCCTTGAGGACCAGATCGGCATTGGCGCGGTTGTCATCGCTGGATTGTTGCTGGAAGTGGCCCATAAGCTTCAGGAATTCTCGGAATTCCCCCTGCTTATTGAGGTCCATATTGTTGAATATCTCGGCTACTTTCGCGGTGTTAAGCTGATTCTGCACTTCGACTTGAGCGGCTTTAATTTGCAGCTCAATTTCCTGATTTTGTGCTTTTTTCAGTTCCGCCTGACCTTGCGCCAGAACACCCTGAGCCTGAACCATTGCCGGGTCTGGTGTATTCTGCTGTTGCTGCTGTGCTTCTGCCACCCACTGCTGCTCTTCCGGCGTCTCAGGCTTCTTAAGCCCGTTCACCACAAGCTGCTTAGTTGCGAAGTCGCGAGTTATCTCAATGCCCTTGCCATCCATCAGCGCGAGGAACTGGAGAAGCAATACGTTCCATGCCTGATGCTGTACCGGCACTTTCTGTAGCAGCTCGCCAATCTCTGCGCGGTTCTGCTCTTTCATGGACTGGAAAGATGGGCCAACGTCGGTGTAGCACTCATAGCGACCGCGGATGTCGTTCAGCACAGTGTGATCGCCCGTGTTCAGGTCAACCATCTCTGCCAGCAACTGCACATCCTTCTCGCTGCCATCTTCGAGCGTCACCGTTACATTGCGCGGCACGTCGTAGATGTCGTTAACCATCGCCTGATAGATTTCGCCATCGCGGCGCATCGCTGTTGCAAGGTTGTCCTGGAAAACGTACGTCTCAAGGTCAGCTCGCATGTTCAGTTGGTTGACGGTGTCAAACGCCACCTGACTGCCTGCCGCCGCAGCATCAACGCCAAGCGTTGCCACCTCTTTCACAGCGGCGGTCGCAGCCTCAAGCATGTAGGCGTTAGCCTGCGGGACTTCAGGATTCTCCATATAGGCGATCGGCTGAAGAGGCAGGTCACCGTTGTTTTCGTCGGTGCGATTAACCAGATAGTAAGGGAAGTCGTCATTGCCGCCATACATGTGCTCATAACCGGCGATCTGCTCTGCAAAGAAGAATGGTTTCTTCTTCGGCGTGCGGGCCACCGTGTCAGCGTTGAACGACATGATCATGTTGCGTAGGCGCTGCCCGTCTTTGGTCAGTCTGACAACGCCTTCATACACCTCTTTGTCTTCAACGAAGCCCCACTCGCCGAACACAGGCACAATCGGGATGTGCTCGCCAGCAATCAGCTGCTTATCCTTCAACACGCTGGTTGAGGTGAGGAGCGTCTTGTAAACGCGGCGGCGCTTAATCTTACGCTCAGCGACCTTTACGAAACCCTTGTCAGCCAGTTCTTCGATGACGTCTTTGATGTCGCGTTTGAAGTAACTGACCGGCTCTCCCGTCATCGGATCCTGATAGATGAAGGCGGTCTCTTTCTTCTCCTCCACTTCGTAGAACTCTGCGATGTGGATAGTGTCCTGCGTCAGCCACGGAAACACCCAATCGTTGGGGCTCTGGAAGCTGGGCATTTCGTCTTCATCAAGGTCATTCTCCTCTGCAAACTTCTTCCACCCGTTTTTGCTCATCGAGTGGATGATGGTGCAGTGGTGAGCGTCGCTTTTATCGAGCTGCTTGCTATTACTGTCCCAGATGACGTGTGAGCAGGCGCTGTGAATTGGCTCACGGCGAATCACCTGGTTGTTGCTGGTCGGGTCCTGATCTTCGTACTCAGTGCACAAGCGCCACGCACCAACACCGCCTTCAATCTGCTCGCGTACCGCAACGTTGACGGCAATCTTCGCCGTGTTGTGGTTCATGTCGGTTCGATACATCCCCATCAGCACATCAGCAGCTTCGGGACCGGCTCCATCCTTCGGGCGGAACATCACGTCAATTGGGTTCTGGCGCATCTCTGCAACCAGTTTACGAACTACCGGGCGCACCACGTCGAACTGACCGCGATACTGCAACGTTGTGTACTGGTTTAGCCAGTCATCCCACTGAGAGACGCGGGAGAAGAACAGATCGTTCTTTGCCTCCCTTCTGGCTTCATCGCTGGCTGTCCAGTCCGCATCAAAACGGCAAAGGATATCTTCCAGCCTTTCGTTTGTATCAGCCATTATCGTCCTCTGTGCACTGGTCTAATCGGGGCTGGGGTTTTGCGCTCTTTCGGCTTGTTGATGTCGCGCACTGTTCTTGCATAGCGGCGCATCATGTAGGCGTAACGAACTGCAGAAAGGATGTCATCGTTGATTTTGACTATCTTGCCGTTCTCGTCACGGTGGTACAGTCGAAACTCTTCGAAGAATGGCTCGCAGGTGTTGAACACTTTGAATCGACCGTCGAGCATCATGTCTCGTATTTCCTGAATGCCCGGCTCTACCGCATTGCCGCCGTCAGGCCATGTTGCATGTTCTTGCAGCATCAGGAACCCGGCGTCTGCATATTGCTCTTTGAGTTGCTCCCCTCCGCCCTTTTCATGCTGATGACCATCGTGAGGCCATGCTACCGGTATGCGATGGGACCATGGCTTTATTGCCCCCCATGCTTCGATCGCTTTCTTCTCTTTGGCCTTCCAGGCGTGAGCCACATAAATCTTGTCAGCGTCCTTGTCCCACCAAAGCTGGACGTGTGCCTGTGGGTGGTCCCATCCAAAGTCACAGCCGTTGATCACATAGAAATGCTCAGGGCATTCGAACGGGTGGCACTTAACGGTCTCTTCAGGTATCTGGAAGATGCGCCCGCTGCCCATCGTGGGTATGCCGCGAGCGCGCGCTTCACGCTCATGTTCCGGGTATGACGCGACGATCTGCTCTTTCTGCTCATCCGTGTAGTGATCGGCGTCGTAGATTGTCATGGTGACAACCTTTTGCGCTTTGCTCGGATTCTTGATGAATTTGGTTACTACATCTGACATCCCCATCAGCGGGGTGAAGGTGAGCATTGAGAACTGACCGTATTTGTTTGTACGGGTCAGACCCTCACCGTAAATGCTGTATGGCGGTTCTTCGTCAAACCACACGCCATGAATGGTGTCACCCTGCCAGCGTGCGCGGCCTTGTGAGTACGGCTTGAAGTAGCAGATTGATACGCCATCTTCCACGCCATCAGCATTGTGATGCTTAATCAGCAGGTGATCGACAAGGTTCGGGAAGAATGGTGATTTCTTCCAGCTGATGATGTCCTCTTTAGGTATCGAACCATAGCCAGGTTCATCGTTCTCTTCGATGCGCCCGCAAAGAATTCTCTGCGTGGTTTTGGTGACGGTCTCGTTCGTCTCTCCGCCGACCCAGAACACTACTGGCCCGATGAATCGCTTACCTTTCCAGTCCTCACCATATGCGCCGTCACTTGGATAACCTGCGGTGCCGGGATAGCGCCCCGTTAAGTGGAAAGCCACCTCCGCGCCGCCGGTGTATGACTTACCCAGCTGGTTGCCGGCCATGAAGCAGCGCTCAGGATATTCTCCGCCAGCTTCAATGAACTCTCGTTGCTTACCGTATGGTTTGAACTCATAAAGCTGATGGGTGCTGCTATAGGTGATCTCTTCCTCCAGAAGCTCAAGCAGCTCTATCTGCTCATCTTCTGATAGCTCATCAAGGATCGCTTCTTCCACCACGGCTAAGTAACTCCTTAATGCGAGAGCGGCGCTTATCGCGATCTCCCTTATCAGGCGTCACGTCTTCGACTTGCGATTGCTCTTTGAGGCCCAAGTCACGGGCGATAATGTTGGCGTTTAACAGGTCAGCAGCAGCGCCGGAGAACTTCTGGTCGTATATAATCTTTTCGGCTCGCGTGGTGACTGCCGATAAATCTTCACGGACACGGAATGTCTGCCATGTGCTATCAGCGATATCGAGGAACAGACACAAGCCTGTAATGGTCATTGCTCGCATTTTAGGAATGCTTTCCTGAGTCACGACCCCCTGAAACGCAAAAGCCTTAATCTCATAGAGAGGGTTATCTTCAACCCATTTGAAGTATTCACAGCATGCTTCCCACAGGGCATCTGCCGATTGAAATTTCGGGTTGCGCCCGTGACTGCTGCGGGCCTCCCAGAATCGGTTACCCTTTGGTGCTGCCATAATTAATCCTGTTTGATGTGGGGAATGAACTCGCTGCACATCCTGTCGAGCAGGTAGCAGTAGGTTTCATTTGCTGAGCCGGTATCGATTGTCACCCCTACGTCACGGCAGCAATAAAACGTTGCGTGAGCGCACTCATGAATCAGCGTTGATATGTCGCCATTGAATACACCAATGAGGTAGAGGTTCTCACCTGTTTCGTTGTTCTGATACTGAGTGCAGGCGCCAGCGAGCATTTCTACGCCGCCGGAATCAACATTCAGGTGAGCACATGCTGCCTGCCACTCATCTTGCGATCGGGCAAGGTAGATGTTTGCGGAATGAAACAGCGGGACGAAAAATCTTGGCAGCTTAGGCCATTTTGTTTTTGCCATTATCGCTCCTTAACTCATTATCCAGCCCACTCAGTGAATGAGCTGTGTAATGGGCTTATTCGTCTTCTGTCATCTGGTCCCATTCCTCACGAAATTTTGATGGGTCCTGATAACCTTGAGATGCTTTATTTTTCATCATGCGAACTCTCCGCCAGCCTTCAGCTTCGTCAGGACGCTATTAAGCTTGGTAACGATGTTGTTCACTGCAGTCTGCGCAGTAGCGATATCGGTAACCGTCTGAGCGGCTAACGCTGCCTCTGCTGCCTGTTGCAATACACCGCCGCGTTCAGTTGTGGTCGGGGTCTTGTTACCAGCCATTGCAGTTGTCGCTGTGGTGCCGATAGTTGGTGCAAATGTTGTGGGCTTACCGGTTACATCGCCCCATGCTGTTGGAGTGCCGGCCGACTTAGTGAACTTGGCTTCGAATGCCGTTTTCGACATATAGAGCAATTCACCGTACTGGCTGCGGAACAGGTAGCCTGTTGCTACCGGGCGGAACACGGCCATGAACTGAGCCGACAGGTAGCGGTCTTCATACGCGCCATCGAACTCTGCATTGGCTGATCCATCGACTGCCTGGTTTACGGTTTTGATTGGGAGCGCAGTTACGTAATTACCGTCTGCGTCTGAATACGTGGGCCATTGTTGGTTAATCACGTTCTGCCTCCTTCGGCTTTAATTGAATAGTGCGTATGCTTCGGTGGCGACCTGAATGGCTTTATCAGTGCGAGCCACTACGCCAGTCTCGGCGGTAGCCAGTGTCATGCCATCTTTGAATAGCTCAAGGCGTAACTGATCATTATTCACGAATGCGATGGCTTTCTTGGCTGCGGCGGTGTCGCGATGTACCAGCCGATACAATTCAAGGTTTAGCGCCTGCTTATCATCAAGCAGCGCAATGTTGGTATCTGTCATTGTGTTTTCCCGTGGCTATTGGCTACTTGAGGCATTGCTCAATGATGTACTGCTGCAATCCGGCTATTTGCTTTCCGGCGATTTCGATACGACTTCTGAGGGTTAAAGGAATGCTTATGCCGTAATTGTTCTAGCGTAGAACTCTCCATGTGCAATCTGGCAATGACTTTCTCTGGCTCGGATTGCATCATCTTTTTCTGTGTAGGTGCCAAGGCAGATTTGTTTACCTTTGGACTTAGTGAATGCCTTCCACTTTTTCTCGCGCTTATTCCATATGACACCCGGAACGCCAGACTTATTATTCGCCTGAATTTTTCGATTCATTGCGTTCTGAGAGGCATCGCACTGTCGAAGGTTTGATGCTCGATTATCGCTTCTATTGCGATTTTTGTGGTCCACCATGTCAGGCATGAACCCATGCATATAAAGCCAGGCCAGTCGGTGAGCGCGATAGTTATGACCGTCAATTGTTATACGGTAATAGCCTTGTTCGTCTTTCCACCCGGCAAGATCGCCGGCCTGAATAGCGTTGGTTTTTTCTGACAACCAATGAAACATGCCCGTTTCAGGGGAGTAAGTTAAAAGGCTTTTCAATTTACCCTGAGTCAACATTAGTCCTCCTATTTCAGGCACATGTGGTTGATATAGTCTTGTAGGTATATCACTTGGTTGGTGAGGGTTGAGATTCCACTTCTGAGACGCCAATAATCCCGTTCAGCATCTGCTGTAAGTCCTGCGGTGGCATCATCGCCCAGGCTGCTGGTGCCGGTGGCGTTGTTCGCTGGGCACTTTGCGTTGAGCTGCAGCCGACGCTTGCCAGTAGCAACATCATCATGCAGCAGATCGATAGTCGCCTGAGCATTAGCTAACTCCTTCGTG